CACCAAATGATGGGGATATATGGCAGGATGGAACAGATTTGAAGATTAGAATCGGAGGAGTAACTAAGACATTCACACTCGTATAATTAATCATCTATTAAATATAAAAACAAATGGCTAAGCAAATCTCACCAGTTAATATCTGGGTAAATGGAATGGTAAAAGTAGCGGAGCAGTTCACGCTTCGCTCAATCAATGATGACTTGGAGACATCCGCTACGTTCTACTATGAACTAAAAGAGGCAGATGTAACTACACAAGACTCTGAAGGTAATGATGTCACTACACAAGGTTCGGTTATTGCCGTTGGAAATCTTGGCATGGATGGCGTAAGCTATCAAGATTGGGGAAATCAAAGCGGCGTAGATATTAACACTTGGGCTTATGATTGGGCGGCAGGAAAGTTGAACCTGACAATAATTTAAAAACATCTATTTACGTATAAATACCTATTATGAATTTAACAGAACTCAAAGCGAAATGTTATGACATCCTTGCACAGATTGAATACTTGCAGGGTGAATTACAGAAAACAAATGCAGAAATTTCAAAATTGATTAAAGAGAATGAAGGCAAAGGTCAATCCGTTACCGATTAGCTTTTCGGAGTTTAGTAAAGAGCCTGTAAAAGGTGTTCTATTTATGGCAGTACTTGCTATCGGTTATTTGTACATAGATAATAAATTTACGTACAATGAACAGATAGAAAAGCAGGGAGTGAAGATTGAAAAGTTGGAGGCAAAGATTGATGCTTTGACTATGCAACTGAAAAAATCAGATTCATTACTTGCTGCTGCTGCTTCAAGGATTGCAACTTTACAAGAACTTGGAAAGATAAAATGAGGTGGATTACCTTGATATTATTTATGGCATCCTGCTCTGAGAAAGGGCAGGATGTTTATGTTTATGAAACGGATTCTGTTTTAATAAAGAGCCAGGCTACGACTCAAGATGTGCAGGAGGCTATCAGCGAAGCGGATGTTATCATACATAAAGAAGAAGAAAGGATAACAGAAAACCTGCATACCTTAAAGAAGGAACTTGATGAAGCTAAAGAGGTGCAGCAAAAAAACAAGGTGGTATATATTCATGATACTATCATAATAAAAGAAAAGACAAACTTTTGGGGTAGGAAAAGAGTAAGTGTTGATAGCAGTACATTTATTGACTCTTTAGAATATAACTAAATGAAACAATTCTTTTGTGAGGATAACGACAGGTTATCTATGAAAAGGCTTTGCGGCTTTCTTTGTGTAGTAATGCTTTGCGTTACTATGTATCATAATTCATTTCATTCTACTGAACCATCTGAAGCATTGGTTTATGCTGTTGCATCCCTTGCTTTTGGTTGTTTAGGTTTAACATCTGTAGAAAAGATATTTAAAAAAGATGAAGATAAAAATTGATTGGATAGCCGTATTGCTATGGTTTCTGCTGCTTACTTTATTGGCAGTATGGTTGACATCTTGTAACCCTGTAAAGAAAGTATTGAGCAACAGAGAGATGTTTGATGAGGTTGCGAAAGAGGTAGTAAAGGCAGGGTATTGTGCGAATGATACGACCATAATAACTAAGAGTGATACTACTATTATGGTAGATACATTGACGTTAATAGAAGATAAATTTACAGTTGAAGTGGTAAATGATACTACATACATAACGAAATGGAAGACGGATGTAGTCACAAAAAAAGTAACTATTCGTGACACTGTTAAATCTGTGGTAGTAGATAATGCAAGGATTAAGCTATTGCAGGAAGATTTGATAAAGGCTAATGAGGAAAGGTTGAACTGGAAAGAAAGAGCAAATAAAACATTCGGTTATCTACTGCTCTTGATATGTGGTATAGGTGTTTACTTATTCTTAAAATTTAAGAAATGAAATTAAATAAAGCAGGTGCTGATTTGATTAAATCCTTTGAAGGTCTGAAGTTGAATGCATATAAATGCAGTGCAAATAAAGAAACTATCGGGTACGGCAATACATTCTATGAAGATGGCAGTCCTGTTAAAATGGGAGATACCATTACAAAGGAAAGGGCAGATTCTCTTTTTGAATTAATCGCTGATTCATTTGCTGTCAAAGTAAAAAATTGTATTCAAAAGGATATAAATGAGAATCAATTCGCTGCTTTAGTTTCATTTGCATATAACTGCGGCATAGGTAATCTAAAGAGCAGCACATTACTGAGAAAGGTAAATACTAATCCGAATGATGCAACTATCAGGGCAGAGTTTCTTAAATGGAATAAAGCATCAGGAAAGATATTGGCAGGATTAACGAGGAGGCGAGAGGCAGAGGCGAATCTGTATTTCAAACCCTTATAAATATGGCTAACAATCCAAAGTTTAGTAAAACCAATTTAGCAGAAGATTATCGGAATAAATATGGGTGGGATATGCCTACCCTTAAACTTGCAAGGATTATGCATAAAGACAATCCTTTGCTGTTTAATAGTGCAGAAAGGGCAAGGGATGTACTCAGGCAAATTGAAGGCAAAAGCAGTAAAAGAGTAAGAGTGAGAATGGTTGTTGAAGAAAGACCTAAGAATCCGTACAACCTACCGAAATCTGAGGAAGCTATATATGAGCCATATAAATTGAATGCAAAGCGTTTACTCGTTCTATCTGATTTGCATATACCATATCATTCTATTGATGCTATAACTGCTGCATTTGATTATGCAAAGAAAGAGAAGCCAGATGCTATATTGTTAAATGGTGATGTACTTGATTTCTTTGGATTAAGTAAATTTGAGAAAGACCCTAAAGCCAGGTCTTTTGCTCATGAATTGGCTGCATTTAAAGAGTTCATGGAAATCCTTGATAAAACATTTAAAGCAAAGGTTTACTATAAGATGGGCAACCATTGTGAAAGGTATGAGCATTTTCTTTGGAGAAGGGCACATGAGATTGTAGGGGTAGAGGAATTTGAATTTAGCAATATCATCAAAGCAAGGGCAAACGGCATTGAGATAATTAAGGATAAAAGAGTAATGAAGGCAGGTGATTTAAACATTATTCATGGTCATGAATTTGGAGGTGGTATTTTTAGTCCTGTAAACATTGCGAGGGGTTTGTATATGAGAGGTAAGGTATCTGCTATGCAAGGGCATTCACATCAAACTTCCGAACATACTGAGACGGATATGAATGGTAAATTAGTCACTACATGGTCTATAGGATGTTTATGTGAACTAAATCCTACATATAGACCTTTAGCAAATAAATATAATCATGGCTTTGCTATTGTTGACATAGAAGGCGATAACTTTGAAGTAAGGAATAAAAGAATCTTCAAAGGTGTTATTTTATGAGAAAAGCATTAGACCATCAAGAGGGTGGCAGCCATTACAAGAAGATGGCTATTCAGCCAATTGATTTCATCTATTTCAATGATATACCTTTTATAGAAGGGAACATCATTAAGTATATTCTGAGGCATAAGAAGAAGAATGGTCTGGAAGATTTAAAGAAGGCAAAGCATTATCTTGAAATATTAATAGAGAAAGAATATGAAAATCCCTAAAACATTTGATAAAATGAATCTGGACCAACAGGAGGCATGGCTTGTGAATAAGCTAATGAAGTTGCAATTGGATGTAGAGGCTCTCAGAAGGCTATTAGCAAAGGTTAGGGGTGGGAATAAGATAGACATACAAATGGATGACAGACCCGATGAAATTGCCTTAAAAGTGTTTTAAATGCTATTTATGATTGATGAAAATAATCAAAAGACCATTGGGCAGGGAAAAGGTATGGGGTTTGGCTCATTCCGATGGGACTATTGAATTAGATTCATCTCTGAAGGGATACAGATATCTACTATATTTGCTGCATGAATTCATGCATATAAGGCATCCCGAATGGTCGGAAGCTAAGGTTAGAAAGGAAAGCACAGCAATGGCAAGGCTATTGTGGAAGCAGGGATTTAGAAAGATAGAGGCTTAAAAATACTCATGCATAGTTTTGATTGTGACAACGGCTCAGGTTTCTACTTGAGCCTCTTTTTTTATAACATATTGTAAATCAATCAGTTAGGAATATTTTAAAAAAAAGTAAAAAAAATTGTAAAAAAGTTTTGCAGTTTAGATAAAAGTATTATCTTTGATAAACAATTTAACAATCACAATTAAAACAAAGCAAATGAAGAACAAAGATTTTACCTACCTCATGATTGTCTTACTGGTTATGACATTCGGATTAATTTTAGCAGGAAACCTTAATTTTTAATTTTTAAAACACAATCAAAATGAACTTAGATTTTCAAAAATTATCAGGCTGGGAATTAACTAAAGCCATCTACTTAGTACAACAGGCTAAAGAATTAGGAATGAAATTAGATGGATATGGGCAGATAGATGTAAACCCAAATTCGGGTTATACATACCTATGGTCAGAAGATTATCCATTTACTTTGTATATGCCAATAGATTGCAGATTGAATAGTAATGATGTATGGGTACTTTACACAGATACCATGAACGGGGAAGAAGTAGAAGAAAGGCTGAGCAACTTTGAAAACCTTGATGCCATCTACGAATGGGTAGAGAAATTAGAAGCAGAAGAAGAAGAAGAATTTTAATAAACAATAAAAACCAAACAAATGACAGCAGAACAAATCAAAGCAGAAAGAAGGGCAAAGAACCTTAGTCAAACTGAACTTGCAAAGAAAGCAGGAGTGCATCTACTCACAATCTTCAGAGCGGAAAACGGTAAAGTAAAACCTGCAACAATTGAAAAAATAGTTGCAGCACTAAAGGAAAATCAGCCAGAAAATTTGTAAATTTATCAAACAAATCACAATCAAAATGAAAAAGAAAACAATCACCACAGAGGTCAGAATCCCTGCCGATTGGCAGAAGTTAGGAATCCAAGACATTATGATAAGAGCCACAGCTACCATTGATGATGATGGCGATGAGGTTCGGGTATTGATGAAGCAGATACTATTTCCAGGATGGCACTGCTTCAATCTAAAGCCAGGTTATCAATATCAGGTTTATGAGTTAGTAGAGCAGAAATGCATTGATGCCTATGTTAATGAAATGGATTGGGAAGTTGACCTTTATGATACTATTTGCCATGAGTAACGAAAGAATAGAAATGGTCTTGGAGGTAAAAGGCGAGCAGAAAGCCTTTGCCAATGTAGAGCGAAGCTACAAGGGTGTTGAACAACAGCGATATAGATGGGTTCATACCTATGGTTTATCTCCTAAAAAAGAATGGAAGATATACCTCCAAGTTCCTTCAATGATGGGCAGTGATAAGCCTTTTAAAATCACACGAAAGTCATTTAATTATCTAAATAAAAAACACAATCAAGATGAGCAATCAGAAACCATCGGAGACATTGACACAGAGTAATGTCGTATCTCAGCTAATCCTCAACGGGGATTTATCAAAGCTATCAGCAACAGACAAGGTAAGGTACTACAATGGCTATTGTGAACGTATGGGGTTAGACCCATTTACAAAGCCTTTTGATATACTAAGGCTTAATGGCAGAGAGGTACTGTACTGCACTCGTTCAGGAACTCAGCAGCTAAATAAACTGCATTCAGTTAGCCATTTGATAACATCAAGAGAATTGATTGAGGCAGTAGGGGTTTATCAGGTTACATCTAAAGCATCCCTACCTGATGGCAGATGTACTGAATCAATTGGAGCGGTAAACATTACAGGACTAAAGGGAGAGGCTTATGCAAATGCCATCATGAAGGCAGAAACAAAAGCTAAAAGAAGGGCAACCCTTGACCTGTTAGGATTAGGGGTACTGGATGAATCTGAAGCTGATTCTATTCCTAATGCTGAACCTGCTTCCATTGCATTGGTACAAGAGCCACAGGAAGAAGTAGAAGCTGCTGCACAGGAATATCCTACCTTAGGAACTTTGCTCATTGCATTGAGTAAAACGGAATCAGTGGATGAGATAAAGGAATTATACTTTGCAAACAAAGGTAAAGTAGAGCATAATGCCTTTGTAAAGGAAGCATTCACTAACCGCAAAAATGAACTGAGCAATGGAAAATAAATCACTAACAGAAATCAAGGTAGGGGAAATTGCCCCTACCAAATTCGGTCTTGATTTAATGGCTTGTTCTATTTCCGAACAAGTGGCTGATGGAAATCTGAACAGCCTTGATGTAGCTATCCGAATGAATGCAATGGAGCAACTTTGCAAACTGGTTAAAGAAAAGATACAGGGTAATGTCATGGATGAACTTTACAAGCATCCAAAGCAAAAGGCTGATGTCTATGGTGCTTCCATTTCTATGATGGATTCTGTTAAATATGATTATAGTCATATTGAGGAATGGGCAGCACTTGAGCAAACAATCCAGATGGCAAAGGAAAAGCAGAAGGAAATAGAAGAAGAAGAAAAGAAATGGAGGCGAGGTGAATTACCTGTTAAATCAGCAACATCTACATTCAAAGTTCAATTAAGCAAATAATATGAAAAGAAAATGGTATGAATACTTGCCTACTTTAGAAGATGTTATAGTATTGAATCTTTATATCGGTTTAATTGTAGGACCAATTATTTTATTAATTATGTCAGTTAAATTTATTATCAATCTTTTTAAATAAAACAAAATGGCAAAACAAATCGTAAGTATCAGTATCAATCTTGACAAGGTAACCCAAAGCAAACTGTACAAAGGCAAGAAAGGTAATTATCTGAATGCTACCCTATTCTTGAATGATGATGTTGACCAATACGGGAACAAT